ATATACAGCGCAAGTGATAGTATGGCTGTATTAAAGTTTGTGAAAGATGGCACACAAGCCTTTGAAATAGAAAGTGGGCTTACCATCAATGAACCAGGCACCCAGGCAGTGAAAGCTGCAATAGAAAGTGCTGTAGTGGAGTTAATTAAAGAAGGAAGCAAAAAAGGTATCTGGGACTTCTCCTACGAACCGTTGCAACCACAATAGGGAGTAAAAATGATAAACTCATTTAAACTTTTTGTAATGGTTTTACTATTCAGCATTGGTGCATATGCTGCTGATAATAGTATTTACATCGATCAGAGTGGAGATAACAGTACCATTGATATAACACAAACTGGTGCTGGTAACGTAATTAGAGGCATACAAGGAGTTGGTACAGGCAATACAACACCAGCTAAAATGTATGGTAATAATAGCACTGTTGATGTTCAACAAATAGGTTCAACAAATACATTGAATCTTGGCTTCAATGCAAGTACTGCTCAAGGTCGTGCTTATGGTATTGACTTAACTTACTACGTGACAGGTAACAACGGTACTGCTACTATCAATAGTAATAACACTGGTACAGGAACTTCTGGTAGTAACTTTATTGACGTTCGTCAAACTGGTAACAGTGCTAGCATTAACTTAAACATGCTTGGTAGCAAAAATAACTTCACTGCTGTAACTTCAGGTGGTGCAAGCAATGCTATTACAGCAACTATTAATGCTGATGAAACAGTATCTAATATCAGTATGACAGGTGGCGGTGGTAATACATTAACACAAACATTATCCAGCAATAAAGGTCGTATTGATCTTACTACTGTTGGCGCAAGTAACACAATCAGCTTAACTCAATCTGGTGTTGCTGGAACTAATGGTCATGCTCTCACCTATAACCTAACTGGATCTAATAATAGCTTCACAGCTACTCAGTCAGGAACTATTGATACCACAATCAATGTACAAAGTGCAGGTAGTGGTAATACATGGAACATCACTACAGGAAACTAATACTACTAATACTTCTATGGCCGCATCTTCTATTTGCGGCTGTAGGTAGTATTACTGAGCTTCAAAACACTCCAGCTAGTATTCAAAGAAAAGGTGCTGCCTTAACTGGTAACAAAGGCACTGGCGTTGAAATGGCTGATGTTGTTAAGACTGGTCAAGGTAAAACAGGTATTACGTTTGCCGACGATACTAGAGTCCAGGTCAATGAAAACAGTAAGTTAGTTATAGATGATTTTGTCTATGATCCCAATAGTAAAAAAGGTGGCAAGTTAGCTATGAATGTAGCTCTTGGAACCGTTCGATATGCTTCAGGCGCTGTCGCCAAAAACAATCCCGATAATGTAAAAATTAATACACCAAGCGCTACGATTGCTGTTCGAGGAACAGACTTTACAGCAACGGTAGATGAATTAGGTCGTAGTACTATTATTTTATTACCATCCTGTCCTCTTAATTACAAAGATGTAGCAGTAGATTGTAAGACAGGTAAAATTGAAGTTATTACTGATGAAGGTAAAGTAATTCTTGATCAACCATTTCAAGCTACTCGTGTAGATAATCGTGACTCTAAACCTTTTAAGCCTGTTATACTTAACTTAGATGAAAGTCAGATTAGTAACATATTAATATTAAGTCCTCCTAAAGAATTACGTGAATCTGAAGATGACAAATCAAAACGACGATCAGATGCTAAGGGAGCACTAGATGTAGACTTTTTAGCTGAGAATAAATTAATCAATGTATTAGAAAAGCAAAGTGCTGAAACCTATAAGAATAAACTAGATCGTAACTTCTTAGATTCAGATCTACTAGCCAACATCTTAGATATTATTAATGCACAACTTGCAGCTCAGTTAGATCTTTTAGGTAAAACTAAATCAGGACTCTTACCTGATTATGTTCCAACTTCTGGAGTTATAGTTGAAGTTGACGATTTACAGGTAACACTTTGTCGTGAAGGTAATGGAGATACTCAGTGTATCACAACACCTAAGAATCAAAATACTACTGTGACACAGATACAAGGACCAATCGAAGTCAAGAATCGTATTAATTCAGGCGGGAGTACCATAATAAATGCTACGCAGAATTAGTCTTATTTTCTTAATGTTGTTTAGTCTTACAGCTCAGGCAGCTTTAAATTATCAAAATTATGCCGCTGGTGGCGCCATGCCATCATATACACAAGACGCCAGCGGAAACATTACCAATCGCACACTACTATCCACTGGAACCGTGAATGTAGTAGGATTGACTACTAGCAGTGGAGCTGGTCTTCCTACCCGTAGTGATGGGTTTATTGTTCGCTTCTATGGTTTTATCAACATCACAACAGCCGGCACATACTACTTTGGCGGACAGGCCGACGACGGTATCCGCATTAAAGTTAATAATGTATTTGTGGTTAATAGTTGGATAGAAAGTGGTGGAGATTTTAGATCAGGCAGCATTAATTTGCCAGCAGGTGTTGTGCCTATAGAAGTAATGTATTATGAAAACGGTGGCGGACAAATGGTCAACTTGCAATGGTTCATAAACGGATCATGGCAGATTGTTCCATCTACTTCAACAGCCACAACTTCTACATACTTTGCTCCTCCAGCTCCAACCTATAGTTCCGGCATAACTGCTGCTCAAACTACACGTAAGAATTCTGAGACCACTCAAAGATTAAATCAAAACGGCAATGAAATAAACGTTGATCAGATAGGTGACAACAATAACATTACTATACGTCAGGGTGTAACTATTTCAGGTAAGAATCGTATTGAATTATATAGCAACGGTAATTACAACACTCTTAACATAAATCAGGGATACACTACTCAAGGATCTGTTGCTGGTGGCGATGCCAACAATCATTATCTCTATCTAAATGTAATTGGAAATAATAATAGCATAACCAAACAACAAACTGGTACTACTAATTTCAATGAAACAACGATTAGTGGCAATAGCAATAACTTAACAAACGTGCAGCAAGGCAATAGTCCTAAGATATTATTTCAAAACATTAATGGTAATAGCAATACTGTAACTACCAATCAAAAAGACACTGGCCAACATTATCTTGACATTAATCTTACTGGGAATGGTCATACGGTAAATGCTGTCCAAGAAGGAGCAGGAAATCATGCTGCCACCATACAATTTAATAATTCCGGTGGTGCAAGTTCCCTAAATATGACACAAGGTGGATCTACTAATCAAACTTATAGTATTAATCAATCTTGTACAAATGCTGCAGGATGCTCTACAACAATAACTCAACCATAGGTGATTTGATGAATAATAATAATTTTTGGGGATACCATTTAATACTTGACTGCAAGGACTGCCATAGACCAAGCATTCAAAGTAAAGAAAATGTTTACAATTGGATTACACATTTAGTGAAGGCAATAGACATGGAACCTATTGGCGAGCCTCGTATTGAATATACGGCAGCAGAGTTTCCAGATAAAGCAGGCTTTACAGCTATTCAAGTCATAGTAACATCAAGTATTGTTGCACACTTTATTGATAGTACTGGTGATGTTTACATAGATGTCTTTTCATGTAAACCTTTTGACAATGATATAGTGATCGGCACTATAAACAACGCATTCTTACCAAAAAGTATTCGGACTAATTTCTTAACAAGACAGGCATAATGGATCGTAGACCACTTAGATTTATTACAAGAGAAAGAGAGCTAGAATTAATTCAGCGTTTGGAAACAATCGTAGATTCATCTACTTTTGATCCTAAAGACACAGCTGTTATTATGGCGTCACCTGATTATTCTGCTACTGTAGCTATGCATTTAGCTCACGCTTGGTCTAAAGGTGGTGAGATCCTTACAGTTATTCCAGTCGATGTTGCATATCCCGATGAAAATGTTCTTCCCTATATCGATAAGTTTCATGATGATTTTCAGTGGCATAAAAATAAATATAAAAAGTTTGTATGTATTGAAGCTGGAATAATTAGAGGTGGCAATTGGGCTTGGCTTATTAATTCTCTCTACAGCTTTGATATAAATAGAGATGATATTACGCTCGTAGCTATGTTAGAGAATAGACATTCTACTTTAAAATCTGATTATGTCGCTGAATACTACGATGACGAGAAGGAAGAACTTATGTTCTATTTTGAAAAATTTAATAATCAAATGAAAATCAAGCAATTAATTCGTAAGATGTATTTGGCTTGCGTCAAACATCAGCCTAAAAAAGAAAAGAAACTTTGGTTAAAGACTTTGAAGAAAAGTCTCCAACATAAAAAAACTCATATTATACAGTGAAGAAACTTTTATTAAGTCCTTGGTTAGCCTTAATTACCTTACTAATTTTGTTGGGTATTAGAGTTAGTGATCCATCTTTTATTGAATCAGTTAGACTTAGATACTTTGATACGCTTATATCTTCTAAACCTGTAACACAATCAAAACAAGTCCACGTCGTTAATATTGATGACGCATCTATAGAACGATTAGGACAGTTTCCATTTCCGAGGAGTCAATATGCAAATCTTATTGAAGATCTTTACAGTCGTGGTGCTGGTCTTGTCGTCTTTAATCTCTTTATGCCTGATGTTGATAGGTTTGGAAAAGATGCTGCGCTGGCTGATACCTTCCATAGACATCCTGTGGTACTACCACAGGTCGCAGTTCAGGAGAGACGAAAAGTATTAGCGTTTAGACCTGGAGTATCTGAGATTGGAACACCTGCTCATAACTTCACCGTAGATTATCCTGGTATCCAAACCAACACAAAATTATTTAACACCAGCGCTGCTGGAATAGGAGTTGTGAATGAATTTCCTGAAATTGATGGCGTTACTCGTCGTATCCCTATGGTCGTATCAAGTGGAGGCTTGCTCTACCCAAGTATTAGTCTCGAAACTTTGCGTGTTGCAGTCGGAGACCCAAGTTTCCAAGTTAAATCTACCGATGCAGGAATCGAAGCTGTTCGAATCCCCAAGTTTGCCAAAATCCAAACAGACTCAATCGGTCGTATCTGGGTTGACTGGTCAGCGAGTCCAATTGAGCACTCTCTTGTGGACCTCCCAAAATCATTTAATGGAGGTATCGTCATTGTTGGGCTCACGGCCCGTGGGCTCAATAACCCAGTTGCAACCCCTCGAGGTGGACTCTTTCCTCATTACCTTCAAGCAAACATTTTAGACACTCTCACATCAGGTACAAGTATATCACGTCCGGATTGGGCAGATGGTGCTGAAATCGTAGGTATAATTTTACTAGCAATCATTGCAATTTTCTTAACGAGGTGGACTTATGGCTTTATTCCTTTCATTGGTATTCTTGGCGGTATCTATTACTATTCTCATTATGTGTTTTCAAAAGAACTTTTTCTCATCGATATTAGCTTTCCTATTATTGGTCTTGCCATCGTATACATTCACAGTTATACAGTTAAATTTATTAGTGAGTTAAATCAGAAGTTACAAATCAAGAAACAATTTGGTACATACCTTTCACCTGCTATGGTAGAGAAGTTACAAAAAAATCCAGAGCTATTAAAGTTGGGAGGTGAAACAAGAACCCTTAGTATAATGTTCACAGATGTAAGAGGCTTTACTACTATATCAGAACATTATGGTAAAGATGTTCAAGGTCTAACAAAGATCATGAACCGTTACATGACAGCTATGACCGAGAAAATTATTCAAAATAATGGTACACTGGACAAATATATTGGTGATGCACAAATGGCGTTTTGGAATGCTCCATTGGATGATAAAGATCATGCATTGAATGCAGTCAAAACAGGTTTAGAAATGTTAGGAGATTTAAATGAGTTCAACGAAGAAATTGCTAAAGAAAATATACCGCCGTTTGGTATGGGGTTGGGTATTAACAGTGGTGACGTTGTTGTTGGGAATATGGGCTCTCGACAACGGTTCGACTATACTTGCCTCGGCGATAGTGTCAACCTGGCAAGCAGACTAGAAGGCCAATCAAAAAATTACGGTGTCCTTATGGTATTAGGTCATGGAACTGCGGAGTTAGTTAAAGATACTTACTCTGTTGTTGAAATGGACTGCATTGCAGTAAAAGGCAAGACAGAGGGTGTTAAGATTTATACTGTTGGAACAACCATAGCTCACAAACATTCTGAATTCTTAAAAGAGTACTATAGAGGTAATTGGAAGCGAGCTACAGAATGGGCTTTAGAATTAACAGAAGATAAAGAAGTTACTGTTAAAGATTATTATCACAAGATGATAGAAAGAATGGATGAAGGACTTCCAGCTCAGTGGGATGGTGTTTACAGAGCGACTAGTAAATAAACCACCTTACAATACCATAGAAATCAATTCCTAAGAAAACAAGGTTATGCCAAAACATAGCCTTGTCCTTTTTAAAGACATAAAGTCCCAGAACGTGACCTATTGCAAATGTTATAAATCCAAACCTGCTGTATTCAAAATTAGAACTTAGAAGTAAAGCACTAAAAAGAAAAATGGATCCCATGACCCATTTTAGAAGTTGATCGTTTTTAATCATTTATTTGGGTTCATTTTCTTTTACCCAATCTTCTTCACCAAAGAATGAATTAGTTTTACTAAGCTCTTTTTCAACAGCCCACTTAATTTTGTAAAGCTCTTTTTTAGAACCAAAACAAGAAAATCCATCTTGATGAGCATCTCTTGCTTGATGACCTAATTCTTCTATTCTATCAGTTATACTTTTTGTCATGATCTGATTTTAAACCGTAACTACCATTATACTTCTTTAATGCTTCAGCTGAGAAGTTAAGATATTGTCCAATTCTTGTTCCTTTTTTAATTTTAACATTGCCAACATTAACATGTAGGACTCCAGCCATAACACCATTGTACCCAGTATCATATAGACCAGAAGTTAAGAAACAACCATTACGATTTAAAGTAGAACGAGTAATGACCCACCCTGCTTCATTATCACCAACATCAATAATATTTTCCATAATAACTTCATAAGATCCTGGTTCTAACATATACCAACCATCAACATCAGGATTTACTTCAGAAGATCCTCTATGCTTTTTATCTTCATTGGATATTTCAAATAAGTTATTAAGAATTTTAAATACTTTACCAAGCCTTAGATCAACGGCATTAGGTTGAATGTCTCCATCCTGAACATCTGATAACTTAGATGTAGAATTAGGTCCCATTATATGTTTCATGCATATCTCCTTGTTACAAATAAAATACTATTTAATGTGTTGATTGTTGTGTCTGCATCTTTGTGTAGAATACCACATCCACCCTTATCAATAAAGGGGTTTATACATTCAAGGTGGTCATCAATTAATATACTGGATGCAAGAGCATAATTAGATTTTTCCATTTTGTTTGTTGTAAATGTTACTGGTAAGTATCCAAGGTCGTTATTTTCTAACCAAGTTCTTTTCTGACGACAAGCTTCATCCCTGGTTGGTCCCCAACCTGCTGATGATAGAATCTCAACATCAAGACCTGAATTCAAAACTGTATCAATAAGTTTTTCAGCACCAGGCATAAGCTCTAAGTTTTCAAAGATCTTATGTTTAAAAATAGATTCTGCCCACCAGTCACCTTTTGTATTAGCCACAACATGCTTCTCATACAATTCAAAGATCATCTTTTCATAGTTAGCTATAACGCCATCCATATCAAGATAGATAAGACTATAACTTTGTGAGAGGTATGGATTAAATGTACTTGTCGAACTCATTTTTAATCTGCAATCTCAATTCATCTTCTGTACCATTATTATTTAAAATAACATTACAAAATTTATCATTAATACCAGCTTCAGTGATATGATTATCTTGTGGAACGTCTCGTGATACTTTAATAATGAAAGCATTAATAGACATTAGATAATCTAATTCATTCTCAAATCTTAAGTCTGTTATAATCCAAACCTTATCTTTTTCAGATATAATTTTATCGTGAACATAAGTTACAAACTGACCTTCATCATAAGATCTCATAAGCATACCTATCTCACGAACAGCTCGTCTTGAATATATGGATTGGCTACCAGGATGACCAACATTAAATAACATAGTCGATCTCTTAAATGAATCGTATTGCTTATCTGAACCATTTAAGCTAAAGATGTGTTCGATCTGCTTTCTAATAGGATCAGCAAATGCAACAGTTTTGATCTGATGTGTTTCCTCATACAAATCAATAATATGGTTAGCAACAGTATTCTTACCACTACCCTTCAATCCTGTTACTGCTATAACTTTTGGAAAATACATTATGAATAACAAATCCTATTAATTAAGTCGATATTTAATTTGGCTAACTCAATGTTAGTTTTGTCATTATAGCTGAAATCAACTTCTTTTTCAAATTTTCCTGTCATTAGACCTGATGGTGACATATCAAAACTAATACCATTAAGACCTGCCCAAGGTGCTGCAGATGAGTCCCATGAATAGATAAATGGTGCATACCCTGAGTCAATAAGAAGCTCAATCTCATTAGGACCATCTGTCATTCCTAGACAGTGGAATCGTTTTACTGCATTCTCATGTAATAATCCATTGCTGTGTAAAAGGTTAAAGATTCTCCAACGACTTAAGAATCGTTGTAGTTTGTATGCATCACTTCTACTACCTTCACCTTCATGTTTAGATTCATTAACACCTAAACCAATAGGACAAGCTAAAATAGATACACCAATTAGATCGATGTCTTTATTATCGAGAGCAAATGCAAAAGAGTTTAAAAGACCTACTAAGTCATTTAATTCACTTTGTGGAACATAGAATGTTTGGAAGCCAGCATCCTTAAATTCTTTAGCTTGGATCTTAGCCATGTCTGCTGTCTTAGTCCAAACTTCTTTTGGATAGTCTGACATCACAATAACATCTGCATTGCAAGCCTTACCCATATCAATCAACTTAGATGATTCGTACATAGGACGACCTTGCTTAAACATTTCAAAGGCTGAGTTATCTAAGATCTTCAACTTACCATCTTCAAGATTAGCATAGTAGTCTCTATAAGCTGGATCTTCTTCAACCAAATGTGCTAAAAGTAAATGTGCACCATTTGTATCTGTTAATTCTTTTAGAAGAGGAGTTGGTGCTATGTGACAGAAGTTGATAGGGTTATTCATGTTACGTTCAATGATTTTCATAATTATTCCTTAACTCGTTGATAATTCATTCTACATCCATTTTCACCATCTTCTGAAACTTCAATAGTAACTTCACGGTCTGGATAGTTTGAATGAATAAATTGATAAAGATCGTTTGCAATCATCTCACAAGACTTATAGTCTACAGATAAGATGCCTTTGTTATATTCGTTTTCTAAGATACGTTTGAATTGAATGAATTCAATATCACGGTCTTCATGATAGACTTCAATCTCCACTTTGAAATGGAAGATGTGTCTATGAGGTGAAGCTAAAAAGCTAACATCAAGCCAATCTCCTGTAGCTAGGTTAGGATTAGTAGCTGCATCTGGATATCGATGGATGCCTTCTTTTTGAAATGTTACCCATATAAATGATCGTTGAATTTTCATAGTCTAAAAGTAAAATAGCCATTCTTTCTTATAAAGTTAGTCATATTATATTCACATTTTTTCTCATCAAAGGAAACATCACCAAGCCATTCATGGGGAACGTGGTTCTTTTTATTGACATAGAAACCATGCTCACCATAATCAAATTCAACTTTAGGATATATCTTACTACCTTCAATAAGATCCTTCACATTCCACATTCTAACTTTTCCAACTATGGCATTAAGTTGAGTGTGCCATCCTGGACTAATTGTAATGTAGTAATCAGCTTTACTAAGTAAAAGAGCTGATGGACTACCATCTTTGTAATGAGTCTCAAAGAAGTTACCAAATCTATTTTCTGTATTGTTGAATGATTTAGCTGAATACTTAATTTCAACAAGCCATTCACCCAAGATACCATCCCAGTCAGTATTCTTACCTTCAGATAGATCTACTTTGAATGTTGGGAAGAAGTGTGGATAGGTTTTAGATATAAGTTCTAGTGCACATCCTTCTGCCATCTTTGATAACTCAAATCCGTTATCGTTGATGTTGCCTAGTTTATGTGTAATGACAGAACTTGAAGTAAAGCTAAGTGATTTAGTTTCTTCACCCCAGTCTAACTCTGGAAGGGTATTCAAGCTGACTTCCTAGCTAGCTCTTTTGATATTTTAACTTTATCTTTTTTGCGAGATGTCTTATCTAACAAAGCTGTAAGTTGTGTAACATTGAGTGGTCTTAATCTTGGCTTACCGCTCTTATATACTAATGGATTGTTGTGACGCTTTGATGGATGAACTTTTGTTGTTGGACCTGCCATGATATACTCCTCAAAATTGTAATTATATAAGAATAGCTGTTATTCGTCAATCCTTTAATTCTTTAAGCAAGTCTCCGTGATCAGCTATGACTTCTTCGATGATTTTTTCCACATCTTCTTTCTTAGCTGGTTCTAGTTTGACACCCCAATCTATTTGATCAAAATTGTTATCAAATTCTGAAGATGAGGTTTTAGATTTAATTAAGTCGTTGGTGATTGGATTGCGGGCTGTTTTTGACATTAGAATAACTTTGGTGGTAATTTAGTTTTTGCGACTTCAGATTGCCAGCGCTTTTTAGCAGCACTCTTTGATCTCTTTCTCGAAGTCGTTGGCTTTTCGTAGAACTCTCTATCTCTCAATTCACGTAATAAGTTTGAATCTTCTACCTTCTTTTTAAACTTTCTAAATGCGACGTCAAATGGCATGTCGCCAACCTCAATGGTCGACCCTTTTATGGTGTTTCTAGATGGTTTAAATATACGTTTTTGCATAAGCCTATTGTACTATAATTATCCTTTAAAGACAATAGGTATATTTAGAAAATTTAAAGTTTAGACGGGGGCCTCTATTGTTTGTATCAAATCAATCCATTCATCAAGTTGTCTTTTGTCAAAGACATCTGCTCGTGTATAGCACTTGTTATTCTCTGAAAATAAACTTGTTTGAGGATAACATACTGGTTGGAAAACTACATCGTTTGAATCAGAATCTAATACAACAAAAGGTATATTAGAATTATTAAATATATCGATTATTATTTGACAGGCACCACAATCTGAATGCGATACTATAACAGCTCTTTGTTTATTTTGATTAGTTCTAACAAACTCTACTGATTCTGCGTAATTTACCATAATTTTTTCCTATGTAATAATCTTTACCACGAAACAATGACAGAACCGTTTGTACCATCTGTACCATAATTACCAGCAAATCCGGCTCCTAGACCAGCACCCCCTGCAATACCAGTGGCACCTAGATTACCAGTGTTAGCATTACCTCCACTACCGCCAGCGCCACCCGATCCTGCATAATGGAAACCGCCATTACCGCCTCCACCTCCACCAGCTATGACTGTACCGCCTGAATAAACGTATGCGCTGGATCCACCGCCACCACCAGACCAACCACCAGTAGAGTTGAACGAGTTAGGACAGCCAGCACCACTACCATTTCCCCCACTAGTAAATCCAGCTCGACCTCTTCCTCTTCTTTGATTTAAATCACCATCAACGGCAAACCATGTAGCAGCATTACTACCACAATTTGTTATACCGGATCTACCACCTTCGCCACCTAGACCAACAGTAATGTTTACAACTTCACCACTATTAACAGGAACAGTACGAGTATCTCTAAACGAAGTTCCACCATTTTGGGCAGCACCAGTAGCACCACCACCGCCACCACCAGATCCTCCAGTCATGTTAATAGTTAGCTGACTTACACCTACAGGGACCGTAAATGTTCCATTTGCTGTAAAAATTTGAGTACCTGTTTCTGGATATATTCTAACCCAAGTATTGCCACGCTTTATGTAAAGATTGGGAATACGTTGCCATATACCTCCTCTTTTAACATACACATTTCTAGGAACAACCCACCTTCCTCTATTTTTTACATAAAGTTGAGGCATTTATTATAACTGATACCAAATATCGCCATCAGCACCTTGAGTGTTTACTGGAGCATTTGCTGAAATAGTACGAATACCAAACCCATTTGAATTTGAGCCAACTACTAATTCCACACCTCCAGGAAGTGTGACCAAAGAAATATCTGATCTTGTAGTTGGTGCTACTGCCGTCAACGGATTTAATTCTATGACAGGCCTAGATGAATTACCCATATAAACTCCTAAAAGAATTTATTATTATTTATCAGCAATAGCAATCTGAGTTGGTGGAACAATCAATCCAGAACCAAATGCTTTGTTGTATTCATTCTTTAAGTCATCAGCAGGATCTGTTAAAACAACAACCCACTTCTCATCTACTTTAATTTCTTTAGATTCTGCGTATGGGATCCAACGAGTTAGACCGATCGTAGCATTGTTATTTGATCCAGGTCTAATGTAAACTACACAAGGATTTTTGAGAACGAAGTTAAAAGGTTCTTCTTTAACTTCTGCAATGATATCTTCACCAGTTTGTAATCTTAATAATTTAATATTCATAATAACTCCAAAAAATGGCCGGCGTTACCACCGGCCTTATTAATATTTTATACTGCTTCTTTCTCAGTTAAAAGCTCTTTTTTAGAAGCTTTAATTGTTGGAATTCCTCCAATAGCAATTTTTTTAGGTTTCTTATGCTCTGGAACAATCCTTTCTAATTCAATTGTTAATAAACCATTACGTAACTCTGCATTCTTTACTTCCACTTCATCGTTCAAAGCAAAGGTGCGAGTAAAGTCTCGGTTAGCAATGCCGCGATGTACAAATTCTATATTATCGGCTGGAGCAATACTACCCTTAACTGTTAATTTATTTTCCGCATATTCAATGTCAATATCTTTTTCGTCAAATCCTGCAACTGCTAATTCAATAGCATAGTTTAGATCGCCGGTTTTTGTGATGTTGTATGGAGGATATCCAGTAGAATTGCGTGTTACTGCATTGGCTAATTCATTTAAATGTTCAATGTGATCATCAAAACCAACAAAGAATTTTTCAAAGTCCTTGAAACCTGGACCAAAGGTTAAGTGTGACAAAGCTGTCATATTTCTCTCCTTATATTAAGCGAGTAATTAAATTGGCTACCCCGAAGGCGTAACCAGGCAATTTAAAGTCTTGCCCAGGACTTATTTATTTATATTATTCTGGTGTAAGTGTTTCAGCTTCACCTACAGCTTTTAGTAAATCACCTTTTAATTTATCACGACTTTCATTTCTTTGATCTTCTGGAACTTGAGGAAGACTTTGTTCTCTCACTTTTTCAATCAAAGGAGCTACGGTTTCGTAAGGTAACTTAGCCAAAGCTAACAAAATTGCATTCACTTCATTGATAGATAAATCTAATTTAATCATCTTGTTGATCCTTATAAGAACGTTTTTTGCCAATATTATACTTAGTTTGAAGAATCCAGTCATTCTTTTCTTCAAAATTTAAAATCTTGATCTGGCTTAGTGGAGCCTGATCTTCGTATTTAGTTGGATTTATAATCGCTAATAAACCCCAATCTGCTAATAATTTAGCTATTGAATTCCGTCTTTGAATATCATTACGACTCAAGTCTGTATTCTTACCATCTAGTGCAAATAATTCTTTGAAATGCACAATAAAATAGTGCCCTTGCTTGTGCAAGATATGGCAACTTTGATAGAGAGTATTATCTCGACGTGATGCTACACCAATTCGTGTTAGCGTTTCGCGTACTTTTAGGAAGTCGTCAGGCTGTGCTAACTTCACTTCTAATGGGTAATACTCGAATGGTAAGTCCAGATTAAAAAAATCTGTGCTCATGTTGTTGTTCCACCTTTGTTCAATTTACTTTTTATAATTTCTATTTGCGAAGATGAGAGTAGAGGTAATACCTGGCGGGCTTTATCATTACTATAACCATAGTATTCTTTAATTAACTCTAACAATTCAATCTTTTCAGCTTTTAACCACTTGTTATATCTTTTTCGTGGCCTAATAGTATTTATAAAAAAGTGAAATTGGAGCAAAGGTGGAACGTGCGGTCTACTATTCATTTCATTTGCAAAAATGATAGTGTCGGCACCATAGCTTAGACCCTTATTTACAAGATAAGGGACATAATCCTTCTCATTTTCTTCTGTAATTAGAGAAGGATTGTGTTCGTTGATAGCGTTTAGAATGTCAAATGGACTTAGTTTTTGCCTCTTATAAGGTTCTACGACTACGTCATTCTTAGGTGGCATTCCAAGAAGCGGACCTAACATTAGTTAAACTCCGCTGTCGCCATGATTTCTGTTAGACAGGCTACCAAGTTTATTTCTTGATCCGCAACAAATGCGGCTTTGTATTGGTAATCTGCAATAAGTAAGATGAGTTGTGGTACTGTTTTTACTTCTTTTGATAGCTGGTCATAAAGGGTTCTAAAGATAGTCTTAGGATCGTTATCTATGTTATTAACAACCCACTGCCTCATCTTTTTAAAGTCTTTTTCTTTTAGAGCTATTGTTAGTTCTTTGATATTAACATCGTCTAAATGGATCAGGATACCTTCGTCAATGACGCCTGATACAGAATATCTTTGTAGCTCATTAATAATTCTTCTATAGTCTGGGAAGTGTCTTGATATTAACTTTGCTAAAGCCTTCTCATCAAACTTAATACCTTCAGATTCTAAGATCCTTTTAGTTTGAGAAAGAAACTCTGAAGCCACCTTAGGTTTATATGTAGAAGGAATTTTAAACTCAATCACGGTTGTTCGTGAGTGAAGTGGTGGAATGATTCTATTCTTATAGTTACATGTAAAAATGAATCTACAATTCTTTGCAAACTCTTCTATAAAGCCACGCAAGGCTGGTTGTGTAGAATTAGGATTAAGGTAATCAGCTTCGTCTAAGATAACAACTTTTGCTTTTCCATTAAAGCTGATAGTCGATGCAAAGCTCTTAATCTTAGTTCTTAAAACATCAATGCCAGATTCTTCTGATCCGTTGATAACAATATAATCGCAACCTAACTCTTCACAAAGCGCTCTTGCAACAGTCGTCTTACCTTGACCAGCACCACCTGCAAGAAGCATGTTAGGTATTTCACCTTTTGATAAAAGCTGCTTAAATGTTTGCTTTTGGTCTTCAGGTAAAATACATGCATCGATTGTTCTAGGTCTATATTTCTCAACCCATAAAAATTGATCGTTCATTAGACAATACTTTCTGGATCCAACGCTATAAAGTATTCTGGGATGCCTTCTTGTTGTGGATTAAAGTGTAGGAACTTTCTCTTACTTAATGTGACATTATATGTCTCAGGTAAGATTCTAAAAAGCTCTACATTAAGTTTAGCAACGAAGTTAAGGTTAGTAACACCAATCTTAATCTTTTGAGTCATATTCTTGTGTTCATCTGAGATAACAATTGACGCTTCATTGTCTTTAGCTTGGATCTCAATGAAAGGAGCTGCCGTAATGCCTACAGCTTTATTAATCATATGAATGTCTGCTGCTGATAGTGTGAATTGAAAGTGCGTATCTAATTCAATCGTCTTACCTTTCTCAGGTGCAAAAATTGTATCTCTTGCTGAGTAACGATATTCGAATGTTGATGATGCACCTAAGATCTTAAGACTTTGCTCACCAAACTCAATCTCATCATTTTCCATATAGGTTAAAATACCTAAGAGATTATTGAGATTGTGGATATTAACTTCTACAGGGAATGTTTCTTTAACTTTTACTTTAGCAAAGATATTTTGTCCAGATGTGATCGTAATAAGTTCGTCACCAGGATAAATCCGTAAGCTATCTGATATCTGAGCAAAGTTTTTTAATAGGGTTAGTGTTTCTTTACTTATTTTCATTCTTTTCTCCA